TTGCGATGCTCCTCCTCGCTTCGGATAATGACATCTACCTTCTCTACCGATACTGGAGATTTGACGAAATCGCCACATATGCTCACATAGTTTGGTATCGCCACCATATCGCCCAGTGCCGGAACATCGAGCTTCCAGAGTGATGCCTTGAATATGCGGTTATGTACTTCTTTGTCTAATGGTCGCTCACGGAATAGCTTTATGCTGCGGTTCTCCATCTCACTCCGCAGGAGGAGATATTTCGTCAGAAATAGCCGACGATCCATATCAACGGCCTTCTGCACATCAGAACACGCAAAATAGCGGTCGAAGATATTGAGACATCGGCTCCTCATATATCGGAGCTCGGCATCGCTCATGCCTTCCAGATTTTCTGAGCTTATATTTTCTATTCTCATTGTCGTTCTCCTCGTAATTTAGCCAGTTTTTTATCAAAATCTTTTTTATCCCATAAGACTTCATATAAGCATGGATTAATCTTGTGAGTAGTTTCAAGATTTTCTATGTCAATTATTCCACCTGGCTCAGAATCGTCATAGACCATAACCTTTGATTTTAATAAATTTATTTTAATCATTTGTTTATTCACTTATATGGCATCTTATATCGGCAGTCTTTGTTTGGACATACCCATGTTTTAGTGCAACATCCACTCTTGTTTAGCACCATTGCTGTTCCGCATTTCGGGCATCTCTTTTCCTCTGCCATCACTCACCATTTCACATCTTCATAGTAGCCTGAGAAACCGCCGAATATGATCCCGCTCCCAGCCGTTGCTGTACATCGCAATTCAATATCCGCTCTTGCAGGGACAATCCGAGGCATTGTCATTGGCAGATAGAAATAGTTATCCTTCAATATAACATCTCGCCGGAGCTTCCATATTTCACCGTATTCCCTTATGTAAAGCAGGATATGACTCACCTTGGCCGTCAGTTCTCCACCGTGCCATTCCAACACTATAAATCTTTGCCCTGATGGCACTGTCCAGGTTGCCGCATGACACTTATTTTCTCCCACTGGCATGTAGCCGAGAGTAACTGTATTCGCATTATCTTTGACGCTAATAATACCTGCGTTCTTGCCACCTGTTCCAGCCGTCATAACCTCGACACAAAAGACCCGCAAGAAAGATAATGCTGTTGTTGCCGGGCCAGGATTCAATAGCGTGACCGTTTCCTCAATAAACCTATAGTTCGCATCCAAGCCATGAATGAGTACAGTCCAAGCACCCGTGCTCGCAGGTATATCCGTGGCTGGCACAGAGCTTGAGACCTTCACCTGTTCCGCCTCCGTCAAGTATGAATAGAGCGTGCTGGCGCCCCATATCGTTTCCTCCGTAGCGGCAACCTCAAGGTTGTGTCCATGTATTTCCACGGCAGTCCGCCCTTCTACTATGCCTTTCGCTATATCTATCTCGTATCGGGGGAGCGAGATGCCTGGAAACCCCCGCAGTATTCTGTTCCTTATTTCGTCACTCATTTTTATCTCCCATTCACTTATCCCATAGCCTGCTCATGATAAGGCTCTGTAGTCCAGCAATCCAGCTTATCACAAGCCAAGTTAGTATATAATCTATCGGCCAGAATATGCCGAACAATTTTATGGGAAAAACTATTAGAACTATCACAGCTACCCAATGACCAAGACAATAGCAGCAGTCCAGAAGCCCGGCAATAAAATCGCTTTTTTGCCAGAGCATTTTTCTCTGCTTTTCTAACAACTGTGTGTGCGTGAGAAAAAACGAGATGGAGGCCACAATCATGGAAAGTAAAATTGCTTTAATTATACAATCAAACATATTATTTTCTCAAAATTAAATCAGTCCAGGTCAAGCCTCCGACAGCAAGACCATAAATGATGAGTATAACACCAGTATAGATTTTGAACCAATCTACAGTGGCATCAGTTAGCAGAGTGACATAATAAGCTATTGTGACTAAAACGATCGCGATAAGACCACCAGTTGCTCGCCTGCCTATTCGTTTTTTCTCACTATTTTTCATTTTCTTTATCCTCCTTTTTATTACTTATTAAATTCAAACAAAGTACGGTTATTTCCAAACCCTCTTTATCTAAGGTCATTAAATCGAAAATATTCCTTGGTGTTGTCACCATTTTCATGAATTTTGGTATGGCTCTTTTAGCCTGCTCCTCAGTTCCATAGACTTTCTGTGAATGTATCTTATGGCTACTTTCAAATGTAGCCAAGTTACCATGTGCCATAAGCTGATATATTTTCATCCCGCCATCACCCATGCTCCCTCGCAATTCGGATGTTCGGGCAGCACTCCCTCAGCCTCTGCTATCGTGTAAATGCGACCATTGTTTTCACGGCAATCACAATCATCTTCTCCATCAGGGTCTTCCACTCGCTCCAGTTTAGTCGCACCCATTTGAGCATAGCCCTGTCGCAAACCCTCATTCAGTGAGTAGGCCGTTTCAGTCCTAGCAATCACCAACGCTCGTTTCCGATGCAAGCGCTGGGCATACGTCTCTGCCATCGCTCGTTGCCTGGCTGCCGTGTATTCCGGTCGCTCAAGTATCAGCATCTCATGATAGTTAGCTACTGCTATTATATTCTTTTCCGTCAAACCTACCAATGGCCTGAGTTCCATCGCAATCTTTTGAATACTCTTCCCTGCGTCTATTCCCTGAGCAATATAGGTTTGTATGGCCTCCACTGTCTCAGCCGTAATCCAAGTTACCAGTGTTGCGGAATGCTCGGTAGCCCAGCTTACAGCCTCAAGGCCTATCGGATCGAACCGCTCCTGCTTTATTATCTTACGCTCAACAACAGCCTTACCACCCTCAGCCAGCAATTCAAGCAACGTGGGCTTCAGGATTATCACACCCTGTGCCTTTATTCTATCCCAATCTGCAATACTTTTCACCCTCGATGCAGAAGTTTTGCCTCTCATCCCTGAAAGTCCAGCCCTCATCTCTTTTATCGACTCATCCATCCACTCGTTGATACGTGGTAGGAGCTTGCGCTCACCCTGCCTCAAAAGCCTGTGGAAGTTCCGAAGCGCCCGAGGTTTCCGTCTCAGTTTCACAAGGCAGACATCTATCACCTTGTTCACTTCGATAATCTGTGATGTATTCAACTTTTACCTCTACCACCAGGGAAAGCAAACTGTGGGGCGCTTATTACGCCACCTTTACCCCCCTGTGCTTCCATTTCTTTCTTCCTTTTTTCTGCCATCTTGTTCATCTCTTCGATCTCCTCTTCTGTCACTTCCTCCATGACTGCGATGTTGCATTCCTGAAGTAGCGGGACTAGCGTATTGCGCCCTGCCTTGTTCTTTACCATAAGGACTTGGTTGTGGAAAATCTCATCCCATTTCTTTTCGTCCGCATCCTTAATCTCTCCGCTGGCCACGAGGTTCATCCTCGGATTTTTAAGCACGATTAAAATTGGCATTATGCCTCCTTTCCGTTCGCTTCTTCTAGGTATTTCAAAGCACTTTCAAAACTCTGTTTTATGTTCTTTACTTGGGAAACCTCTTTTTCTGCTTTTTCAATTTTATTCCTCAACCCGACAATTTCTGACTCCAATCTTGACTGAGAATCCGCGTAATTCTTAATGGTTTCCTTTACCATTTCAATAGGTTCTTTGCTCATATATTCTCCTTAGACAGTTTCATATCATGCCCGGGATTACTCAATGCCCACCGCAGCAATGCGCCACGCGTGGAATTATAAATCTTCTCATGGTTTCACTCCTCACGAGCTACAATATACATAAAATCTTTTGAGTAGGTAATTCGTGAAAACATCGATGTCGTCAGCACTCGGCTGATTGCGACCCTGATATAGAGCGTCCAAGTAGCCCGCATTCATGCTCCTGCCTGCAAAAGAATTCAAGTCCGCAACCTGCGTTGCAGTTGAATACGCAGATTTCTTTTTCGCCTGTGCCATCTGAGCCATAATACTTGGCATGGTTTGATATTCTGCCATTTTAAGCCTCCTTTATTTGAAAATTTGATGCTATTTTATACGCATAGTGGACTGATCCGTCGTCTGTTTTGACTATCCGCCTTTCGATATAACCTCTGCGGAACAGCGCTCGGCACTCCTTTCGATTCATGCCCTCTACTCCCTCACTGTCAAGCTTCTGGATCAATTCGTTCGTTACCCTCACCTTTTTGGCTCCCATTATTTCACTTTTATTTTAAGACACTACGCTCCAGTAATTCCTTTATTCTGTCCGATTGATGAATTACATAAGCAGCTAATTCTCTTCTTGAATAGCTCGCTATGCTCCTACCATAAAGTATTGCTGTTTCAGTCCGTAATAGATTTTTCGTCATACTGGCTGGCCGTTTCCATTCTATGCTTTCCTTCTCCAATTCCACTGGATCAGTAATCTTATTTTTCTTCTCCAAATTATCTAGACCTTTTAGTTTGTGGAGTGCATCCTTTAATCCTGCAATATTTGAAATAAATCCCATACTCTTCCCTTCTAAATCACCAACTTCATTCCTCCATATTTTTAAATCTCGGCGACAGTCCGATAATTTCTCTTCTTCACTTCTCAATAATTCTTCCATTTTCTCAATAACATATTGCTTACTGTTCATGTTACCTCCTTTTTTATTTTAAGACGGGCGGTATGTTTCATTTTATTTTGTTTCCTTATCAGTAGAGGGGTCTGATTCGGATTCTTTTGGTCCCATGCTTGACTCGCCTATCAACTCGTAAACCTTATGCTCGCAGATTTGTTCTCCCTTCTGTAACCATTCAGCATAATACTGCTTACCTTGCTTATTGCTATAATGCGAGTGGTGACGTTCAAAGCCTTCCATTTCCTCATCAGCCATAGCCTCCACAGGTCTGGCCACCTTCACGAGTTCAGTCCTCACTATAGCATGCTTGATGTAGTTCCATGTTGAGTACGCAAACTTTCCGTCAGGTAGATCGTGGCCTCGAATCCAGTCCTCACCAGCACGGCCTTTCCTATTGCTCATTACACAACCCAGATACGTGGCTTTCGCCACAATGTTATAGAGGTGGTTTTTGGTAAATACTCGCACACTAATCACATCTGGATCATACTCAACTTTCGTATCCACATTAAATGAACCCATTTTTCCTTTTACCCAATCCTCCGGGATTCCGCCCTTGAACTGGACGTATTCCCTTATCTTTTCCCACGGAACGATTTCTTTAAGCCACTCCATGAATTGGCTTTGCCATGTTTCTGGCGCTTTTGCCGATTTTGTTGGTCTTTCTGATTCTTTCATTTTACCTCCATTTCTATACCGCCCGTCTTGTAAGCGGTTATGTTATTTAAAGGATGACAAGGAATGGGCTTTTCTTGTGGTTTATCTGGTGGCATCATATCACATACATGACATTTCTTTTGAGGATATATTCCCCTAAGAAATTCTCTGCCACATTCACAAGTTTCAAGCACACCAATCATGTTATCTCCTTATCCTCATAAGCTGCCCACAATGGGGACAATAATCAAGATTGTCATATGGACACCGATTTGTTCCATGATAATCTAAACATTTCTCACACCAAAAGAGATAAGTAATCTCTGGTGATATACTGTCATATGGTTCTGGGCTATAATTTGTGTCTCCTGCCATCTTTTGCTCCTTTTTAATAATAAATTTCTATATATAAATTCTTCTTCTTTTCCCTAAGTCTTAGATGCGGACCCCACGCTCGAACATACAATGAATAACAATCCATATCTGAATGTAGGGTTATAATATCTGATAAATTTGCTTTTTTTATTTTCTTCTCATCAAGCGTATATGGCATTTGCACATATATTTTTGTATCATCTGGCAATTTATAATCCTTTATCCACCGCTTTAAATCACCAACTGTCAAATAAATATCTTCTACCATCTCATCTCCTCAAACCCGCATATATGGCAGTGTTCCGTGGTTTGTTTTTCTCTTCCTCCTTCATTTCAATAACAGCCATACATAGAGAACTTGTTGTTCGACATTCTTCACAGTCACATCCCCATTCATAAATAGGCTCACCACCCGTATCATATCCTTTAAAAACTCTATAAATCATTTCCTCTCCACGGCCTCATTTACCTTTATCTTTAATTCCTCGAGTGCAGCTATCATCGTCGCGTTCATCTTCTCTGCAGGCTCCTCACCAGCAGGAATAAATGCAGAACTCACATAATACTGATCGCCCTCTGGCTCATATGTCTCTTTGCCCTGCCTTTTCAGTATCTGGTTCGGCGTCAGTGCGCCCATCTCAAAGTACAGTCTATCACGCTTGGCAATAGCATCAAGATCGCGCACATCCAACTCATTAAGATTAAATGTGTAATTCTTTACGCCCAGACCATTGACAAAAAGCTTGTCAGTCACCAGACGCTCCACCACTTTCTCTAATGGCGTTATGACCGAAGATACATATATCCTTGTTGATTCCGAAGCCGTGCTCCCACCTAGCGAGCCGACCTCTGCGATGCCTATCCGATAAGGCGGCATCTTGTAGACCACCAGCACCTCGTCGCGCAGACTCTTCTGGTATGTATCAAACGAACCCTCTTTTTTCTCTACCGACAGTTTCTCAAATATGAACTCCGAATTTTGGCTCGGATGTATAGCCATTGTCTTATGCGCATTGTCAGAGCCCTTGATCTCAACATCCAGGAAGTCGCATATCTTCTTAGCCGATGCCTTGTCCCAACGTCCCTTGAGGATAATGAGCGCGGCAGGCACCCCGTAATTCTCGAAGAATGCCAGGTTATAGTCCCTGACGCCTATAAGTCCAGTCACGCTACCCACCGATGGCAGGATATTCGGCGCGCCGTAATAGTCAGACTGCGGATAGTAGTTGCGGTAGAATATCATCTCGTTCGCCCGCACTATCTTTTTGTCCTTATCCCCTGGATTATCCTTCTCCTCCTGCGTCCGCTCTTCGGTCACGGTCTTCCCGGAATGCAGATCTATATCTTCTTTCTGACTGAAACGCCTGAACCAGACTTTCTTGTCGCCCCGAACCTGACAGTATTTATTGTGATCTTTATGCACACGAATGGTCTGCGCTGGCACATGCCAGAAGCCATTCACGTTTCCTTTCTTATTTCCTACGATTACTCGCGACACTTCCCATCCCCACCAACCAATACAGCCCCAGTCCACAATCCCACGTTCTAGCGTCTGCTCAAATGTCTCGTCGCGATCGCCCCCAGAGTTCTTTATGAAACTGAGGATGCGTTCCTTCTCCTCTTTCTTTTCCTTCATGCCCTCCCGTAGTTCTATCGTATAGCCCTGGCCTATGACATCCTTGGCTATCTGCTTGACGCAGGCATCGAAGTACGCACAGTTATCCTTAAGGAAGAGTAGGCTATCAGCCTCGAACGGTAGCGGGATGAGACCTTCCTGTTGAAGATATTGCGCCTCCTCTTTTAGCTGCGTACTCTTGACTTTATCCTCTTTTTTCTCCTCTGCCTTCAGCGTGGATATGGGAATGAGTCCACCCTTAGTCGTGAGGACATAGGTAGAGGTCGCTATCCAGCTTTCCTCTATCTCAATATCATCTTGTTTGCCTTTTTTAGATGCTGGCATCTTTACCTCCTAACGCTAATTGTTGAGGTTGGCTTTTCCAATAATCTATCCGCCTCTTGGCTATGATTAAATACTCATCTTCCTTCTCTATGCCGACACACTTACGCCCTACATTGTGAGCGGCTATAGCAGTCGTGCCAGAGCCAATGAATGGGTCGAGAACTATCTGTCCTTCTCTTGTTACGAGCTTAATCAGATATTCGAAGAGCTTTATGGGCTTGACTGTTGGATGATCGTTTTGCATTTTTCTTTTACTTCCAAGCTTTATGCTAACTGGATCATTTTCAATGTTTCCATGTCCACCACGAGCAGTTATTTTCTCCTCCATCCCTTCCAGCCCAGCATTCCTCTCTCCCCTCGATGCCTTGGCACAATAAAAAAAGCGGGAAGCTCCGCCTGAATCGCCTCTAAATTGCTGTTGGCTTCTCCGGTTTTCTCCAATAAAATTGATATTTCCACTTATTTTATCTGGCGCATCTTTACCCCATTTACTTTGTCTATCCCCACTCTGCTCATCCAGCAACCTCACGGCACAGTCAGGATGGCAGTCCCAAGATTCGACTGTTTCGAGACCGTCTTTGTCTGTATGTCCCCGCCTATGTTGTTTCTTAAATCCCCAATCTTCTGAATAACAACCGCAATCATGGTCTAGCTGACTACCCCTCACCCTCTTCATCCCCACCTGCACACACTCGGGATGATGGCTCAGGATTACGTTGGCAGGAAAGCGACCCTTGTTGTTTTGATTTCCTTTTTGATTCGTTTTATTATCAAACCATCCATTATCAGACTTACCTTGCCATCCTCGTTTATTTGGATCATTATTCCAATCAGTAGCAATCCGACACTCATCCACATTAACCGCACCCACTCCCCACTTTAGCACATTGTCCACATAACTTCCCTCTGGTGGCTTGACTGCCCAGATTATCGGCTCGTAGGCTGGCTTAATTCCACCCACCTTGAAGCCGTCCCAGTGTTTGGCGAGGTCGGTTGAGGGGGCTGTTATATCGGGATTATATGTACCGCACCAATTATGTTTAAATTGTCCATTATATTCGCCTCTGTGTTTTCCATCGGGTGCAATATAAATTCCAATTTTTTCCCTTTCTGCTTCTTCTCTTTCAATTAATTTATCGAATCTATTGTCAAGACTTAATATTTCTTTTAGTTTTTTATAAATTTTCAAAGTAGGCAAAACATTATAAGGTTTATCACCCATAATTGATGATGCAGTTCCACCCCCAGTAATTGCCATGTCAAGCATTTCGTTAATTTGATTAAAATTTAATCCCTTCTCAACTCGCTTCTTATTCAAATACTCCTTAAATTGCCAACAAGGATTCCGTCCATTCCGCTTATCAATCATCTTCCCCAAATCCTGTGCCTTCGGAAATCCACTCCCATATATCCACATCAGCGTATCCTTAATAATAAATCCACTATCCTCAATCGCACAGGCTAATCTATGGCTCGTCCGAGTCCCGCCCATCACTAGCATTGACCCCCCAGGCTTCAGCACTCGATAGGCTTCGGTTAGCCATTGGGTGTGCCAGAGTTGCATTTCCAGTCCTGCCTTATAACGAATCCTATCTCCTTTAGCAATAAAAGTTGTATCATTATGATAGCGTCCTTTTTCAGCCTGCCATGTATTTCTTAGCTTATCCCACTCCTTCCCCATGAACTCTAATCCATAAGGCGGGTCGCAAACTATCGCATCCACAGAGTTCGGCTTCATCGCTTTCATAATCTTAATACAATCGCCTTTTAGAATCATTTCTTTTTGGGTTTGTTTGGTATTGGATAAATTTCTTTTCCACAAATAATACAACATTGCTGAATCAAGCCAATATGTTGTCCTTTTAATGGACTGTCTTTGTATTTGGTTTTTAGCTGGATACAATAATATTTTCTGCCATCGCCATGTAAATCTTTAATCTTAACCCAGCCTTTTTTAACTAAGCCTTTTTGTCCTTTGCATATTTCCATCTTAGCCTCCTTGTCATATAACCTTGATGCAATCGCCTTTGAGTATCATCTATACCACCCAACTATCATCATCACTCTCCCTTTTTGGTTTTTCTTTCTTTTCGTCCTTATCCTTGATTTTCCCCATAGCCTTACCTTTAGGCACTGCAAGTTCGACATCCACAGCGTCTCTCACGGCCTCGTTTTTCCCCTGTTGGGATGATTTTGCCTCTTTTGCCTCTTTTTCCGCCTTATCCTCCTCTTTCTTTTCCTTAGCCATGCCTATATGATAAGTCCAGGAGGCTTCCCCCTTCTCTCTTTCCAACTCCATAACCAAATATCGCAAAGCATCCAGACAGTGATCATTTTCTTTGTGTGGTTTGTCTTTTCCTTCTTCCCAATGATATGTCTCAAACTCATCTATGAGATTCTTGCAACCCTTGAATATCCGCAATCGGTGTGATCGTATTCTTTCATTTACCTTCTGAAGCCCTACCCCCACATCATTATCACCACTTGAAATTCTCACCCCCAAATCCAATAGCTCCTCTATTTCACGTTTGCCCGAAGGATCGCCCACATATCTTATGTCCCTCATCCTCTCGGCATGTACAGAAAGCAACATCTTCGATTTATACCATTCGTCATATATGTAAAGAATATCATCATCGTCGAGCGCACCTTTTAATATCACATGCGGATTATTAAAGCCGAAGTCTGCACCACCCTGCCTCCGCCATTCGATAGGCATCTTAATGGGTTCAATTATGTGATCACGATTAAAATCAGGATACACTAATCCTTCCATCTTGCGGAACTGACCTCTATATCGCATATCAAAAAGTTGTGGGCTGAGTGCTGTCCTTGCCCTCTGGAATTCCTCATTCGGATAGTATGGATTGTTTATTGATTCGAACTGTATGATATCATAATTCTTATCGCCCTTGAGCCAGCGTTGATAGAATTCCGTATAGAGCCAATTTAGCGAATATGGCGTTGTGGTAAGTAATGCACGCCCCTCTAAAAATCCGAGCCGTGCCTGCATAACAATCCATACCATGTATTTCATCTGCCCAGCCTCATCAAGCCAAGCTGCCCTATACTGTCCAGCTTCTAATGTCTCGGGCCGATCAGCGGAACCGAACCAAATCTTAGCTCCCTGAGAAAGCTCATAGAGTCCCTTGCTTTGGCTATAAATACCCTCCGCATCTGTTCCCCGGAATATATCTATGAGTGTTGGAATCGTAGCCCTTGTCAGCATTTTGTAGGTAGGTGCAATGACAAAGAACTGATCCTTTGGATATCTAGCAATCTCTTTATAGAGCCATAACGGTCCCGTGAATGTCTTCCCTCCGCCTGTGCCAGCAATAAGTGCAATGAATCGCCTGGTACTCCGCAAGGCTTCGCTCTGATAGAAATGAGGTCGAGCGTCTTTAGTCTTTCTTCTTTCTGTGGTTTGGGTTTGCATTTTCTAATATTATTCTCAAGGGCTTTAACTCATCACCTTGAAGGAGTTGCTCAATTCGCTCCACATATCCCCTGCCTTTGCCCTTAGTCTTTAGAAAGAATATTACTGCTGCCACATTCTTATCATCTATAAGATTAAAAAGCTTTGATTCAACAAAATCAATCAATCCTTCAAGTTCTGCATCTATCGTCTCCCTGAACTTCTTGTCCTTTTTTAGCCATTGGTAATATGTGGTACGGTGAATTCCTATCGTTTTACATATAAAAGAAATATTCCCTGTATGCTTGAAAAAAAGAGTAATGAAATTCTCTTTATTCAAGTCAGTTTTGTTTCTCTTTTTTATAGATGTAGATTTTGTAGAATTAGCCATCACTGCCTTGTTGCCCTTATCTCCTCTTCTGGAATGTTGGTAAAATTGGAATAGCGGGTTATTATCACATCGCAGTACTTAGGCTCTACCTCCATGCCATAACAGATACGGTTAAGTTTCTCGCAGGATAAAAGCGTTCCCCCACTTCCTAAGAAAATATCAATAATTTTATTATTGGATTGACTAAATTTCTTTATGAACCAATCTGATAATAGAACAGGTTTTTGAGTGGGATGTTTCCTTCCCTTATCTTTATCAGGTTCTTTTTCCGTTCCAAATATTCCAGCCCATCGTATTCTAGCAATCTCTCTCTTGTGGACATTCTTACTCCAACACAACTCAAAACAACTTCCAAACATTTTATCCATAGATTCATCAATTCTTTTATCCCATACAAACCAAGTGCCATTTTTTAAATATTGATAATAATTTTCAGCACCCCACAAAAATACCTCTTTAACATAGTCAAATTCATTTAAAATAAAAGTGGGATTAAATGGCTCATCATCTCCCGTAATTTTAGGATATTTATTACCTTGACCTTGACAGCCTTTTTCCTTATAGAACCTCAATTTTGATTTTGCGGAACTCCAATCCGTATCCAAATTAATCCCATAAGGGGGGTCAGTAAAAACCATATCCGCCTTCTCTCCATCCATCAGCCTCTTTACATCCTCCTCCTTCGTAGCATCCCCGCAGAGTAGCCGATGTTTACCAAGCATGAATAAATCTCCCATCTTCGTTATCGCAGGACTATCATCAATCTCTGGTATCTCATCTTCACCGTCTATGCCAGGTGCATAATCTTCAATCACATCTTTAAGACTAACTGGCTCTCCTATATCAAGCTTATAATCCTCAAGATTAATTTCCTCTATGTGGGGATAAGTCAACTCTGCTAAGGTTTGCTCATCATATTGACCGACTCTATCGTTATCTGATAAGGCATATTTAATCTTCTCTGCTTCCGTTTTTGGTTTGACTATAGAGATATCAACCTCATTTATACTTAAAGCCTCTAATGCCCGAAGCCTCATATTTCCACCAAGTGTTGTGTATTTCCCATTCTCCCTAAAACAAATTAGCGGTTTATAAACTCCAAGTTCCTGGATCTGTCTCTTCAGTCTCTCGAAATCCTTGGTCTTTATGTTCCGGGGATTCTTATCCCAGACTTCAACCTCGGAAATTGGAACTTTTATTATCTCCATTATTTTTTTATTCCATTCAAAACACTAAAAATCTTTCTATTAAAAAGATTATAGAGCTTTTGAATATCTCCTCGTATTAATCCATGATCTCTTTCGTTGGTTTCTTTTATGTCTCTCATTCCTGTTTCAAGCGATGATATCC